GGAAGTTGCTGCCACTAGTGTGGCAACTAGCAGCACCAACACGGAGGACAACATGAACACCGAAGCCAACACACAAGTCGAAGTGCCCGCCGCTGCACCAACCGCGCCCGTATGGGCCGAAGTGAAACGCGTGCCAAGCAAACTGCCAACCGTTGCGGAGTACATGGCCGCATACGTTCGCGGCGGTGAAAGTGCCGAAGCAGCGCGACGCGAAGTTGCCGCGTACCAGGCACACCACGCACCAATCGCAGCAGCAGCCGGCGATCAAACCACGACCGACTTTCCTGGCGTCATTCCGGTACCGATCCTCGGACCGACGTTTGACAACATCGCACCACTTCGTCCTCTGGTGACCGCGCTCGGCGCGCGCCCAATGCCCGGCAATGGCAAGACGTTCATTCGTCCGAAGATCGTCACGCACACTTCGGTCGCACAGCAAGCGAACGAACTCACCGGACTGTCCTCGACCACCATGCTGGTGGACGACATCGTCGTCACAAAGAACACCTTCGGCGGCACCGTCCTGGTGTCTGAACAGACGGTGGACTTCTCGGACCCGGCCGCGCTCGAGATCATCGTTCGCGACATGGCCAACCAGTACGCAATCCAAACCGGCAACTATGCCTGCACGCAGTTCGCGAACAACATCGGCGGCGCGCAGCAAGTTGGCACGTGGGACGGCACTTCTGAGGACTTCGTTGCAGAGGTGTACAAAGGCGCCGCCGCGATCCTCGCGTCGGGCCGCGTCATGCCAACCCACCTAATCATGGGCACGCCCGGCTTCCAGGCCGTCGGCGCCCTGGTGGACGGCGACAAGCGACCACTGTTTCCAACCCTCAACCCGATGAACGCCTCCGGCGTAATGTCGGCAACAAGCACCGCCGCCAACCCTGTCGGCCTCTCGCTTGTCGTGGACCCGGGCCTCAACTTCGCGGGCGACTTCATCGCGCTCGGCAACGCCGCAGGCACCTACGCCGGGTTCGAAGTGTACGAGACCATGAAGGGCATGGTGAGCATCGAAAAGCCCGACGTGCTCGGCCGTCAGATCAGCGTTCGCGGATACTTCGCCGCGCAGTTCATTGACGTGACCAAGTTCCGCTGGTTCGACTTCTAATAAGAAAGGCGGCCACGTGGCGGCCTACACCATTACGCACGGGCAAGTAACGGGCGGTGTCGCGGTAGTTGCGACACTGACCGGCACCCCCATACAGCCCGGCGTCAGTATCACGATTACCGGCAACGCGACGTTTAACGGCACGCACCTAGTCACGGCGTGCCCGGAGTTCTTCTTCCTCGGCCCCGACGAGGAAGGCGACTACACGTACAACACGGCGCTACTTATTCCGAACCAGATCGCGTTCGCGCTCAACGTCGCGGACGTTGCACGCGACACCGCAGCCGGCACCGTCACCTATGCACCCGTGTGCACGTGGATTACGAACGGCGACGCCGAAGATTGGCTTGGGTTCACGATTGCCGGACCGTCCGCGGACTTCGACTTGCTTACCCTGGCAGTAGGCGCCGCGAACCAGTTCGCGTGGCGACGCCGCCAGGAAAGCGGCTACACGGACAGCCTCACGACAGTGCCAAGCCTGGACGTGAAACTGGGCACCGTAATGTACGCCGGCTACTTGTACCGCCAACGCGGTTCTATTGACCAGTACGCCTCATTCGATCCACTGGCCACTGGCGCCCCGGTGGGCGGATCGTTCGGCGACATTCTTCGGCTATTGGGTTGCAACCGTCCGGCGATCGCGTAATGCCACCAGACACCGACATTCTTAACGACGGCTACGACGCCCTCGTGACCAAACTAGGAACGATTACCGGGCTACGGGTGACGACCGATAACGACCCGCGCAACATAAACCCGCCGTGCGTCATCGTGGACGCGCCCGCGTTCCTCATGCCAACCAACACGATCGCCCAGATGGACTTCGCGGTGAAGATCGTGACGATCGGCCCGGGTGATCGTCGCGCGGTTCGCAACCTACTGCAACTGGCCGACCTTATCCGTGCCGCCAATATCGGCCTCACTGCCGGCCGCCCGACCGTCACCACGATCGGCGGTGCGGAGTACGCGTCGTACGAACTAACCGTTTCCACTAAGGTGGCGCCATGACCTACCGCGTACTTCGCCCGTTCGGTGCCCGCAAGGTTGGCGAGATAGTGCACGACGATGCGTTCCACAACATCGGCTACCTACTTGCCGGCGGCATGATCGAACCAGTGCAACCCGAAACCGATGCCACCACGAAAGCCCCGCAAGGTGCTAGAACTAAGAGCAAGAAACCGAAGACCAAGGAGTAAGCCATGGCCACAGTCACCTACCTCTCGAACCCCGTCGTGACGATCGGCGCCGCCTCACCCGGCACCGATATCACCGACCAGTGCAAGAGCGCAGTTCTCACGCAAGTTGTCGAAGCGTTGGAGAGCACCGCGTTCGGCTCAAACGGCCGCCGCTACACCGCCGGCTTGCAAAACCACACCTGCGTTCTCACGTTCCTCATGTCGTACGCAAGCAGCGAAACCTACGCACTGTTGCAACCACTGGTCGGAACGCAGTGCTACGTCTCAGTAAAGCCGGCAAGCGGCAACGACAGCGCAACGAACCCGAAGTTCGAACTGGCCGAAACCTATCTGGAAAGCCTGGACGTCGTGAACGCCAATATTGGCGAACTGTCGGAGGTCCAAATCACCCTGCAGGGTGGGGCCCTCACGATTGACACCACGAACCCGTAAGCAACTAAGCAACGAAAGGCAGCACGATGCGGCTAACACTTACCGTCACCACTACCGACAGGCGAACCTACGACGTACATACGTCGCTCGGCGTGATCGTGGATTGGGAGCGCAAGTTCCAACGACGCGCCGGCGATCTCGCCGCCGGGTTCTTCATTGAGGACCTTGCCTACCTGGCATACGCAAGTGAGAAGCGCGCAGGCGATACCAGCACCGACTTCGATACGTGGCTGGCGCACGTGGAACACATCGAAGTGAAGGACACGCAAGAAAGCCACCCTACGGACGCGGCGCCTACCGTCGGCAACTAGCCGAACTGTTAGTCGCCGCCTCATGGTGGCCCCCTGGCGTAGAGTTCGATACGCGAGACCTTGCGACAGTGCATAAGGTTCTCGAAGAAAGGAACCGCCGGCGATAGTTATGGACGGACGCCTTGAAGTTGTCGGCCTCAAAGAAGCGCTGCGCGAACTCAACCAACTCAATCCGAAACTTCGCCGCGATATCACGAAGGACTACCGCAAAATCGTGGCCCCGGTGATAAAGACCGCCAAGGCGAAAGTGCCGCAAGGTCCGCCGATATCCGGCTGGGGCCGCAACTGGAAAACAAAAAGCGGCCACCAAATGACACCGTGGGTAGGTAGCCGGGGCGACGATTTCATAAAGGCAAAAGTGTCGGGCAAGAAACCACGCGAATGGGCAGGCCGTACCACCAACCTGGCCGTATTCAGCGTGGCATGGTCCGGGGCGGTAAACACGTTGTACGACCTGGCAGGGCGTCGCAATAACGGCGACACGGAACGCGGCACGCAAATGATTCGCGCGCTCGAGGCACGGTTCGGCAAAGCATCGCGCGTGTTGTGGCCGGCGTACGAAATGAACCGCGACCAGGTGGAACGCCAGACGCGCGACATCGTGGAGACAGTGTTGCGCGAAGTGAACCGAAAACTTGCGTAGGCTAAACGCATGGCCGTAATCATTCCTATCGTTACGGAGTACGCCGGCAAGGGCGTGCAACGCGCACTCAAAGAGTTCCAATCGCTTACCAGCACAACCGACAAGGCGGCGTTCGTTCTTCGCAAAGCCCTGGTGCCTGGCGCTATTGCGGCCACCGGGGCGGTTGCCATACTTGGCAAAGGACTGTTCGAAGCTGCAAAGGCCGCAGCAGAGGACCAAAAAAGCCAGGCACTATTGGCGCGGCAGTTGCAGGCAACTACCGGGGCGACCGACGCACAAATCAGCGCGGTGGAGCAGTACATAAACAAAACACAACTCGCGGCCGGCGTCACGGACGACCAGTTGCGGCCGGCCCTGTCTAGCCTGGTACGCGCTACCGGCGATACGGCAATCGCCCAGGAACAGTTAGGGCTTGCCCTTGATATTGCAGCCGGTACCGGCAAGGACGTGGAAAGCGTCGCAATCGCATTAGCCAAGGCGTACGGCGGCAACTTCGCAGCGCTCACAAAACTGGGCGTGCCGTTAGACGAAAACATTACAAAGACCAAGAACTACCAGGCCGCACAGGAAGCCTTGTCGAAACAGTTCGGCGGTGCTAGTGCAACCGCCGCCAACACATTCGACGGGCAACTAAAACGCCTCTCGATTGCGTGGGGCGAGATTGTCGAACAGGTGGGCTACTACGTGCTGCCGTATCTGCAACGGTTCGTGGACGCCGTAAACAAGTACGTCGTGCCCGCCCTAGGGGTGTTCATCGAGCAACTGCAAGGCGGCAAAGGCGTGAAAGGCGCGTTCGAAGTTGCAATCGCAAGCATGGGTGACTTCGCCCCGGTTGCCATTCGCGCGATGAGAGCCGCCACCGAGGGTGTGTTCGAGTTCGTGAAAGCCATCGCACTTTCCTACGCCGGCATACAAACGTTGATAGGTGCAGCGCAAGCCCTGGCAAGTCGCGGCAAAGCCGGCCTGCCGGCGTTCGCGTCAGCGTTAGCGGCGGCCGGTGGCGCCGCAATCACGGACCAGATAAAGAACCGCACACTGACCTACTTCGACAACTTGGAAGCGCGACTCGGTTCACTTTCTACGCAAGCGAACGCCGCCAAGGCGGCACTGAACCCGATACCGGACCGGTTGGACCGTATCAGCGCCGCGGCGGCCGCCCTGGCGGGTGGCGGTGACGACGAAGAACAGGGTGGCGGTGCAGGTGGCGGCCTGAACAGAATGGCGGACCGCGCCAAGAAACTGCAGGAACGGTTAGAGAAAGCGGCGTCAGCACTTCGCGACGATATGGCGGGTGCATTAGACACAGCGAAAGAACGGTTGGCAACAGCGCAGGAAGCGTTCGACAACTTCGCCGGCAGTGTTTCCAAAACGGTGGAAAGTGTGCTCAGTTTCGGCGATGCGTTCACTACGGCAGAGGAAAGCCCGGACTTCACGTTCTTCTCGGCGTTAGAGGACCAGGCAAAACGCGCCGAAAAGTTTGGGCAACTAGTGGAGAAACTGTTGGCGGAAGGTATCAGCAAGGAAGCGTTGGACCAGGTGTTAGCGGCCGGCGTGGATACCGGTACCGCAATCGCCGAACAGTTGCTAGGTGCAGCGGACGGCGTACTGAAAGCAAACAAACTGGTGGAACGTACGCAGGAGATTGCCGACAAGATTGCCCAAGCGGCGGCCGCCAAGTTCTACGGGGCGGGCGTTGCGAACGGGCAAGAGTATCTGCGGGGCGTCATGGAAGCGATTGCCGAAGCCGAGCGCCGTATCGCCGGTGCAAAACGTCCGGCCGACATAAAAGCCGCGTCCGCAACGTTCAGCGATACGCTTACCCGCCTAGCAACGCCAACCGGAACCGTGCAAAACGTGACCATAAACGCGCAAAGCCTGGACCCCGCGCAAGCCGGGCAAGTCATCGTGGACGCCTTGCGGTCCTACAATCAGCGAAGCGGCTACATCGGCCTGAGCACCACGCCGTTCTAGTCATGGCTACCCCCGTCGTACAGTCTGGCGATTACCTTATCGAACTAGACACCGGGTTCATCGTGGACGCGTTCACGTTGGACGATGCAGCTAAGGGCGTACTAAACAACAGCCAGTATGTTCTGAACGGTACGACACAGTTCGCCGACATTACGCAGTGGTGCCGCCAGGTGACTTATCGCCGCGGCCGCAGATTAGACACCGACCAGTTCGGCCCCGGCACGATGACGGTGATACTGGACGACACACTGGCCGGCGGTATTCTTTCGCCGTACGATACCGGCAGCCCGTACTTCGACGTGGCAAACGACCAGCCGGGGTTGGCACCGTTGCGCGCCATTCGACTCAGCCGCGACGGCGAATATCTGTTCGTCGGCAACGTAGTGAACTACGACTACCAGTTTCAGTTGGGCGGTTCCAATCTGGTGAACATATTGGCCGCGGACGGGTTCTACAAACTGGCACAGTGCTACCTCGACGCGTGGAACGTCACCGCAGAAACTTCGGGCGAACGCTTGGAAAGTCTGTTGGACTTGCCGGAAGTGTCGCTGTTTCCTGGCGCGTTGCGCAACATCGCAACTGGCACCGTGAACCTTGGCCACGATAACGCCTACACAGTGCCGCAAGGAACGAACGCGCTGCAATATGCGCAACAGATAAACGACACCGCGGAGTTCGGACGCCTATTCATGGACCGAACGGGGGTGTTCACATTCCAAGAACGCGTAGGGCCGACAGTTTCCGCGCCAATAGTGCAGTTCGACGACCAGGGCACGAACTTGCCGTACAACGACCTCGAGATAGAGTTCGACAGTACGCGCGTAGTGAACCGGACGAGCCTCACGAACTTGGACGGGCAGACTGCCACCGACGACGACTTGGCAAGCCAGGCCACCTACTTCATTCAGACCCGCAGTATCACGTCCAGTCTGTTGCACCAATCGGGTGAACTGGACGACGCGGCCGCCTACCTACTGGTCGGCGACCCGGAGGCCAGGTTCACTAGTGTGGCGACCAACTTCGCGCTACTTACTTCGCTGCAACGTGACGCCGTAGCCCTGGTGGATATTGGCGACACAATCAGCATAGAAAAGAACGTCATCGGGTTCGGCCCGTTAGCCGAAGAACTACAAGTCGAAGGCATCGACGCGGTGATTGACTTCCAAACAGGGCACACCGTCCGGTTCTACACATCGCCCACCACGATTGTCTTTCAGTTCATTCTGGACGACGCCACCTATGGCGTGCTGGATAGTCTGAACGTGCTCGGCTAGGCTTGCCGTATGGGCGCTAACGCACAGACCACCGTTCCAACATTCGCGGTTTCGCAGATATTGACCGCGCAACAGATGAACGAGTCGGCGCGCACTGGCGTGCCAGTGTTCGCCGACACCACAGCACGCGACGCAGCGTTCGGCGGTGCAGGCGAAAAAACTCTCGCCGAAGGCCAACTGTGCTACCTCGAAAACACCAACGTCGTGCAGTATTACGACGGGTCGGTATGGGCTACTGTCGGCCCAAGCACATTAACGGCAAGTACCGCAACCGTGGCCACGTCGCAAACCTCGGCTAGCACCACTTACACAGATTTGGCAACAGTTGGCCCATCAGTCACTTTGACTACCGGAACAACTGTGCTGGTGTTGGTGTCATCATTTATGGACAATAACCAAGCCACAATTTATTCAGATTTCGCAATTAGTGGCGCAACTACCCGCAGCGCAACTGACACAACATGTCTTTTGGATTTGACCAACGTTGCAGGTATTAGTCGCCTACGCGCAACAGTCGCCAACCTTGTCACTGTCACAGCAGGTAGCAACACGTTCACGATGAAATACCGCGTTGCGGGTGGCACTGGTGCATGGCAAGACCGCACGATTGGAGTGATTGCACTATGAACCTAAAATCGTTGCGTTTGGCCGCTATCGAATTAGGCCACAGTGAGCCAATCAGCATCGAACCAGACGGCACAATCTGGATAGGTACCGACGAAGCGCGGCAATATCTGACCGACAAAGAACAAAAAGCAGTTGAGACAAAAGCCGAAGAACTTGACGCAGAACAAAAAAACGCCCGCACGTCAGCACTTGCCAAACTTGCAGCCCTCGGCCTTACAGACGACGAGATTGCCGCACTGTTGCCCTAAACTTGTCTGAACTTGGCGGCAAGAAACTGAGAACAATATGAACGGAAGCACCGCGCAAGGCGTAGACCAAACAGTGAAGGGCGGCGTGCTCGGACTGTTCACCTACTTC